CGATTACTTGAGTTTCTGTAACATCTTCGCTTGGAGTAATTGTATTGTTTAATGCTATTTCTTTTAATACAGTTGCAAGGTGTTTATAAGAAAATTCCGAAACACCCGACTGATCGGCGGTACCGACTATTGCATTTCCTAATACTGCACCATTGTAGTACGCTTCAGCAGCTCGTCGAGTTTGTTTATTGCCGCCATAGGTCATGTCGTACACCGCAGCATCTATTATATAGCTTATATCACGTTGGCATTTTTGTACATTATAACTAAAGCCAATTAAGTTGTTGGTGATAAAATCAATTGTACCTTGCTGTATTGTTGAACTTTGAGCTAAGAGGTTAGTAGCTGCATCGTCAACACTACTTGTATTCCAAGAATAGTCAGGTAGTTCTTCTTGTGGAGTTGAAACTAATCCGTCATTTATTGCATCTATAACAATATCAAATAAGTTGTTTGATATATTGCTATGTGTTGACAATCCAAATCCTGGAGTTAAAACTTGAGATTCAGTGTTTCCTGTAGTCGGTGTTACAGCAATTCCTTCTATTATATCGGCTGCAACATCTCTTAGATGTTCAATTGCAGCAGAAGTTTCTGTTTCTTGTGTAGGTATCTGAGTAGTACCGTAGTTGTAATACGCTCTAGCAGCAACTAAAATAGCTTTGTTACCGCCGTATAATAGATCGTGTGTTACAGCATCTATTAGATACCCAGTGTCTCTAGCACAAAGAGATTCGTTGTATGTAAGTCCGCTTAGATCGGAATTAATGTAAGATATAACACTTGACTGAAGACTTGTTTTTTGTGTTTGTAACGATATTCTTGCATTTGCATATTCCGAAGATACCCAACTAAAATCTGGCAATACTTGAGAAGGCAATGTATCAATGTCGTCAATTGCATTTGCAATATCTTGAGACAGTTCGATTAACCTGTCTACTTCTGTACTACTTGCTGCTATGCTTCCTAAATCTTGTAGTTCGGCGTTGCCTGCTTGTGGAGTTATAGGTATACCTTGTATAATGTCGCCTAAGATATTAGTTAAATGATTAAACGCTGCAACTGTTTCAGTTTTTTCAGTTGGTACAACACTTGTCGTTCCATTCCAGTACGATTGTGCTGCAATTCTTGTTGCATAATTACCACCATACATTATGTCATGACTTAACGCATCTACAAACAACTTTACGTCTCTGTTACAATAAGTTGTATTAAATGTTAAAGACGGGTATGTATTTTCTACAAATGCTACTACATCTGCACCTATAAACTCTCTGTTATTTTGTAGTTGTTCTTTTGCATAAATTTGATCTGTCGGTACGCCAGATTCATCCCAAATTAAATTATCTGCTGCTATTGTTGTGCTTTCAGTTCCATTAACAATAATATCAATTATTTCGTCAAATCCTGCATTTGCTCTTAGCAACGCATTACTCGAACTTACTAGTAAGGTTCCTACTAATGATTTTAAATGTGTAATCGCCGAAACTGTTTGCACAACTTGGTCGTCTATTACCGGCGAAGCAACTGCTCGTTGGTATGATAAACCGGCAGTAACTGAATTATAATTTGTTCCTAGTGCAACATCAAGACTTACTGCATCTACTATAAGTCCGACGTCACGAGAACACTTTGCACTATCATATATAAAATAGTTGTCATTGATCCATGCTATGGTTTCGGCAACTAGAAAATCCCTGTTGTCCTGTAGCTGTCTCGATGCATCTCTTAGTTCAGTACTAGCACTAGGAGGATAGTTAAATGTTTTTCCTTCGCTTGGAAGATCTTCGTATTCAATCACACTTAACAAATCGTCAAATCTATCACCTACTGCGGTTGATACCGATGAACTAGATATTGTTGCAAGTTGTGCTAGACGTTTAGTTTCTCTTAATGCTAAAATAGTAGCAGGCAACTGATTAGCGTCTACTACCGAAGCGGTTGCTCGTTTATAAGCAAGTCCGGCAGTTATGCTATTATAATTTGTGTTCAGCCTTACATCTCTTGCAACGGCATCTAAAATCAATGCTACGTCACGTTTGCATTTTGTTCTATCATATGTAAAATCTGGATAGTTGTCTATTATAAAGTCAGAAATCTCAGTTACTGCGGTAGATTTATTTGCAAAAATTTGTCTCGATGCGTTTTGTATTTGCGAAGTTGCCCAAGTTATTTCCGGATAACTTGCTACAGGTAAACCACTTATAGTAGAATTATCAACAACGTCAATAAAAATTTGTACTAAATCAGATATTTCGTCAACTTCCAATCCTGTAGCATTATCGCTACTAGTATCTTGAGTTAACGGGTTGGCTGGAGTTTTTTCAATCAAGTTACCTAGAATAATTTGTCCTACAATATACTGTAGATGTTGATATGCTTCAACTGTAGGGTCAATTTCGTTTGCGTTTACTAGTTGAATACTGGTTTCTATAAAGTATGCATTAGATGCATTTCTTGTCGCAGTGTTGCCTTTATAAAGTATGTCATAAGACAACGCATCAACAATGTATCCGGCGTCTCTATAAAACTTGTCACTGTCATAAGATAATGTTGGATGATTGGCTACCATCCATGCTAAAATTTCTTCTTGTATAAATTCTCTATTTGCTCGTAAATGATTTTTAGCATTTATTCTGCTGGCTACTCCGCTAGTAGGATTTGGATACTGTATATCATTTGCGCTTGAACTATCACTTGCACCGATTAATTCTATAATTTCATCGAAAGCAGCATTGCTTCTAGTATTTGCAGTGGCACTTGCAACAACTGCGCTATATCCAGCAACAATTGATTTTAATTCAGTAAATGCAGCTAATGTTTGCGTAAGTTGTCTTGCTCTAATTTCTGAAGAGTAACTTCTTTGATATGTTATCCCGGTTGTTACAGCATTATAGTTTGTTCCTAATGCTACATCATACGCAACACCTTCCATTGCTAATCTTACATCGCGATCAAAGTTATCTTGATTATAAGATAAGTATGTAAATTGTTCTGCAATATATTTTGTTACTTCGTCAATGATAAACTCTCTGTTGGCGAGAATGTTGTCTTTAGCTGATATTGTGCCACTTGACAGTGTCGGTAAATCGTTGTATATTACATCTGGTGCAGCACTGCTATCACCTCTGTCTAACATATTAGTTACAATTGCAAAGCGTTCTATTATATCGTATCTAGCATCCAAGTTTCCAGAATCGCTGTCTGGTAGCAAATCGAGAATTAAGTCTCTTGCAGATTCAAGACCGTATACAGTTGCTTCAAGCTGTTGTCTAATAACTTTTTGCGCGGCTACTCGTAAGTATGATCTACCGGCTGCTAGTGATTGGTATGTTGTACCTAATGCAACATCTCCCATAATAGCATCGACTATTCTAGCAACGTCTCGTCTACAGATATTTTCATCGTAAATTAAAGGTTGGTCAGTTATGTCAGTGTTTGTTATATAGTACTTTGTTGCATCGCCATCAAACGTAATAACCGATCCGACTTGGGGAATATCTCTTAAGCTATCAATTTCTACACTTATGTTTCGTGTAAGGTTTACATCTGCTTCTGCTTCGACTGTCCATGATCCGCCTACAAATGTTACTTGTGGTACAAATGTATATCTTGATCCTGAATTAGTAACAATAATACCTGTTAGTTTTCCTGTTGTAACATCAATAATTGCTGTACCAGTTGCAGTTACTCCGCCCGGAACGGTAGGAGGATCAAACACTACCGCAGGAGCACTGATATAACCGGCACCTTGGTTAGTAATTGTTACACTTCCTACTGTTGAATAATAATCTTGAACAGGTCTTGCTGTTGTATAAGGAGTTTCGTAAACTCCGTCTGCAACAATAGCGTATGTACCAAAGTCAGAAACTGAGTTAGAAATTGATAGATAACCGCCATTGGTTGTTAAAAATCCAGTACGGCAAAAAACAGTAAAACAGCTAACAATTTGTGTATAACCAAAATTAGTAATATGGAAACCGATGCCGCCTTGTGCAATCTGAGTAAATGCGTCGGCGACCATCGAACGAACCAACGACCTAGGATCGTATTCATCCCCATCGACTAATATACCGTTGCCGCCGCCGGTTTCGTTTACACGCTTTGCTAATGGTACCCTAACATCATTTATAATAGGTCTTGCACCCGGAGTAACGCCTTCGATTTGTACAGTTTCAAAAGGTACAAACTCTGTGCCATCGTTTAACCAAGGTCCGTTAATGTTTGAGCAATTTTGTACGTAGGGCGATGTAGTAACTAATGCTCCAGATTTAATTTTTACACAAAACCCTGGGTCGGCCAATCCCCTAAAAGTTATTTGATATATGTAACAGGCATTGTCTACATAAAATATGTCATCCTGGTTGTTGTTTGGCCAAACGTTTGTTGTACGTAAGCTATCTCCTCTAACAGTTTGACGTACTTTTAATGTAATAGGATTGTCTTCGTAGTAATCTCCTGGCGCAACTTGAATTATTGCTCCAACAGGTGCTGCTTCAACTGCGGCTTTTATTGTTTTTTTAGCCCTGTCGGAAGTCGGTCCTAACCCGCTGTTGTTATCATCTCCTTCGAGTGATACATAATAAACTAATGCATTTTCTTCAGCACCGGGAATATTTCCTGTAACAATTAAGTTTCCATTTATTGTTACATTACCACTTTTAGGTGTGAGGTTGATCTGTCCGTCACCAGTTATTACTAACTGACGATCTCCGACTTTCCTTTCATGCAGTATCTGTTGCTTTACATATTTCATATTTTATACTTCTAAATAACTTACCGTTGCTGATATCTTGTCTGGGTCTGTGCTTATTAAAATTACTCTGTCGCCTTCGTCGAGTAGAATCCTTTCTGCACTAAACGTGAATGTATCTTGTGCCGGTAATGAAACGTTATTTAGAATTTTGTTTACATCGCTTTTAACGCCGCCTGATCCTTTTACTAAATGCATGTCAAAGAAACTGTCGTTGGCAGTATCTGCGGTTGGTGCATAATTACATACAATTACAGTTGTAATTGCATATCTTTTTGATGATGGAACAGTTAAAAGCGTTGTGTCAGTTTCTAAAATGAGTGCGCTTGCTATTGACATATTTTGCTTTCCTTTAAAAAATCATTGCATATAATATTGCTTTGTTCTTACTGATCAACTCGCCATTGGTACTGTCTTCGTTTATAAAAAATATTCCAGTAGATCCATCAGATTCTGCTTTTGAATATATCTTTACACCATCAACCGGAGCAGAAGGATCTGATATTTTTGTTAATTCAATTGCAGTTGAAATTTCAACACTTCCTGTTCCGTTGCCTGTTAGTATAATATTTTGATTAGTAACATTAGAAGTTATTTCGTTATCAGAAATTCTAATGTTGTTTAAATCTAAATATGTTTCAAAAAATTCTGCAACAGTAACACCGTTTACTTTAAATAGTACTTTGTTTGAAGCATCTCCGTTGGTTGTATCTGTTGCTTCAACTGCTGTATTTCCAGTACTAACCGGTGCCCAAATTTTTGTATGGAAGTTATATGTATTATATCCTTTAACATAATCTTTTAAAACTTGAACGTTAGGAATAGCATCGTTGTCGTAAGGAGTTGCTAGTTTATCAGGGTTTGAACCGTTAAAGGTTATGTTACTGCCTGTATACGGAAATACTTGTTTTTCGTAATCGACTGTACCAGTAACACTTACTATACCAGTTCCTTCGCTGATAAGATATAAGTCAACATCATCTAAAGTTTTAATACTGTTGGTGTAAATTCCTAGAGAATGTCCGGAGGCATTTTCAAATGTATATGCTCCATTTGTTATACCTCCGGTTCTGCTGTCTAAGAAACTCTTATCTTCGTCAAAAAACAGATGTGCATTGCTTAATGAACCTCTGTCAATGATAAGACCTGCTGTATTTAAAGTTACACCTGCACCGGTTTCACCATTGTTTAGTGTAATGGTGTTATCAGTAATAACCAAGTCTTCACTACCAACTGACGTCGATGTACCTTCAACTGTTAAGTTACCTTGAATAATAACGTCACCAGAATCTAAGTCAATAGTTCCTCCTGGATTGATTTTTATTCTATACAGATCAACACTGTGATTATGTACTTTAGATGATGCCATGTTTTTATCCTAGCTCGGTATTATGCTTGTCCTGGTAAGTTTACGCTTAGTACTGCGTTAGGAACACTTGCTGATTCTCTAGCATCCGGTGTATTACCAATAGCCCAAATAGCGTTATCAGCAACGTCACCTTCAGGTGGTGTACCGTTCTTTTCAATCTGTACAGTTCTGTTTCTTAGTTGAGTTACATTATAAGTTGTTGAATCAGATCCTACACAGTCAATTCTAAAAGTTCCGGCAGTCATTGCACCGTTTGCTGCTGTTGTAAGTTTCATGATTTCGCCAGCAGTTGGATCTGCGTTGTCTGAGTCTAAACGAACCCAAAACTGGTTTGAACCTTTTATTTTATAAATGTGTGCTGCTGTAGTAGCTTCTGAAGCACCAGTAAAGTAGTGGCGGCTTACTGCAATACGGCCTGAACCGTATCCGATATATTTTTTATTAATTGGACGTCCCATTGTTTTCTCCTTTGACGTTCTAGGTCATACGCGGTGGGTACCGCATAAATCCGGATTATCCGGCAGATATCTATGACATAAGTATTTATGCTTTTTACAAAAATGGTTACTTACCTAAATATTGTGATTTAATAAAAAAAGCACCTAGCGTAACTAGGTGCTTTTATCTGTTTTACAGTGTTTAAAATATAACAGTGGAGGAAAGTGAGCAATAAGCCAAGCAACATGCAAGAAACAAAATGCAATCTACAATGTGCAACGGAATGTTTATTTCTAGCGAGCAACGTGCAGGCCTAATCAAAGGTGTTATAACGCTAGAGCACACAAACTGTGGAGGCTAGGCCGGAGCCCAAACCAATGAACTATGTTTCATACAAGAAACAGAAACTTATCCTCTTCTCTTTCCTCCTACCGGGTAGTTTGCGGGTTCTCTAAGAGTCTATCCCGCTTAACTACCAAAACTTAGATAATGCCTGCGCGAGCAAGAATTTCTTTGGTTTGTTCAGAGAGTTCAATCTCTGTTGCAACGTTTAACTCAAGCAGATGGTCTTGCAAAACAACCTTCTGCTTTTTAAGTGCAGCAAGTTTTGTTTTAAACTCAGCAACTTCTACTTCTGCAAAAATACTGGTGCGAACAGTGTCTTCGCGTCCGTAGTAGTCAGACTCTGTGCGTGACTTGATCTTGTCAAGTTTTCCAACGATTACACCAGTTTCAACAGCAGGTACAACTTTTGCAAGTTTGCTGTAGAAAGCAATTTCCTTGTCAACTAATGCAACATCAGCAAGCAAGTCATTGATACCCGACTTGGCATTTGCTTGGGCAACAGCGCGGCGAATTTGGTAAACACTAACCAGTAGTGCGTCGCGAGTCAAACACTGCGAAACAAAACGTTCTTTAGCTTCTGCAATCTTTGCAGTAGGTTTTTCAAATTCGTTGATTGCAATTTCTGTTGCAAGGTCCAACCCTGCCATTGCTTCAGTGATTGCAGACTGTAGTGCGTTTGCTTTGCGTAGTGAAATTTTCATTATATTGCCTTTCTGTTTTTGTTAATAGCAATGTAACTTAGAAATGATGCAAGGTCAATCTCTTTTTTAAATATCAGTCAAAAAAAATAGCGCCCAGAGGCGCTATTTTTCTTTTTGTAACTACACTTAGCTATTAGCTGAAGCTTAGGTTTGCAGTTGTTACTGCTACTTTACCTAGGTAGTCTGCTGCGTTACCAAGCGACGAAGCAGTGTTAGTTAGTTCTACATAACCATAACGTGTCATGAAGCTAACAACTGGTTCGAATGTTGTTGGGTCTAGAACAACACCGCTGCTCATTAGCGGAATGTATGGGCAGTAGAACGCTGCTGCGTCTGACTCTGAAGTGCCCTTATAACCAACAAGAACGTCATCACCCGAAGCATATGTGTTAACATAAACTTTCATTGCACTGTTTAGAGTACCTACTAGCTTAGTGTTAGTTGGTGCTTCAAAAGTACCTTCAGTTGTACGAGCAAATGCTGAAGTAGTTGCTGACTGTAGTACAGTTAGAACAGTTGGCGAAACAACGCACCAGTTACCAGCGCCACGACGTGTACGCTGTGCAATTAGGTTGCTTGTACGGTTGATTTGAACTGCAAGTGCAGCATGTTCGTCACCGACGAATGTAGCAGTACCACTTACGGCAGCTTGGTCGTAAGTTTGTGCAGTGCCTGCTAGAGAACTTAGGCTACTAAGAATCTCTTGGTCGATTTCAGCAGTGATTTCTTGTGCTAAAGCAGCCATGATTTCTGCTTCAACATCAATACCGTGCTGTGACTGAGCATCTTGAGCAGCTTCGAAAGTCCAGCGAGCTGATAGCTTGCGTGACTTAGCTTCGACAGTTTGCTTCAAGATTTGGATGCTTAGTCTGTTACCAGCTACACCTTCTAGAGCACCAGTTGCACTTGGTGCAGCCGATGAGCTTGGTGTACCTGAGTACGAAGCAGCAATATTGAATGGGCTTAGTGCTTCTGAACCAGCAGTTGCACCGTTGTTGCCGTCAGCATAACGCACACGTAGAGTGTGAATTTGGCCAACTGGACCAGTCATTGGTTGAACACCAACAAGTTCGTTTGCGATAACTGTTGGCATAACACGTCTAATTACTGGAAGAATTACACGGTTTAGGGTTGCGATATTACCAGCAGCAGAAGCACCGGAAGTTGCAGATTCAGCTAGATATCTACGAGTATTTTCTAGCGTTGTTGCCATAACGGATTTCTTGTTACCGTTTAGGCCTTCGAGAAGCGCACCTTTTGTCTCCTGCCAGCGACTTTCTAATAGTTCTGACATTTTAATCTCCTTATTTAATTCCGGCAAGACGCTTAATATCAACTACGTTGCTATCTACGTCTGCGTTACTATTATTATTTTGTGTACGGTTGCCTGTTATTTCTGTGCCTTCTTTTAAAACTGCCTTCTGCTTTGCTGGAGATTTACCTTCAACTACGGAAGGTAGGTACTTGTCAAACGCCGAACGTAACTTAGGAGTTTGTACTGATTCCAGTAAGTCCATCATAATACTTTGTTGATCTTTACCTAACGGTGCAGTCAACTCGTTTAGTACTTTTTGACGTTCAGCTGATTCAACTAAACGCTTTACTTCTACATCTTTTGATTCAGCAATTTGTGTTGCTTTTCTTGCAATCACTTTTGCTTCTGCTATTTGCTTGTCCTTTAACTCAAGTACTTTTAACAGTTTCTTTGTTTCAGACTTTTCATTTAGATGCGAATTTAAATATTCTGAAGCAAATGCTTCGAATAGTTTACGACCGAAGTCGTGTTGACGTGCAGTATCGATATCTTCTTTGAGTTGACTAATTTCTTTTTTAAGAGTTTTGTTAACTGTTTCTGATACTAACTTTGCACTTCTACTGATAAAGTCAGCTCTGACCTTAGCAATGTGATCTTTTGCTTCACGTACTAGACGTACTTTTGTTTCAGCTAGATCTTGTTTATCTTCCTGGAACTCGGCAATTTCTTTTGCAAGTTGTTCGATTACAAATTCTTCAAGAGCAGAAAACTTTGATGCCATAGACTTTTGGTCTTCATGAAGTTCGGAAACTTCTTTAACTAAAGTTTCACTTACAAATCTTTTTAGTAGATTTGCATTTTCTTTCATAGCTATTGCATATTTTGCTTTTGCTTCTGCTAGTTGCTTACGATCTTCTTGGAATTCGGTTACTTCTTCTACTAGCTTTTCGCTAATCATAGAATCAATAGCTTCGATCATAACACTTTTGTCATGCTCGTACTTTTGTGCAAATTCCTCACGAAGTTCGACAGTTACTTGTCTGCGATTTTCAGCAATTTTTGCTGTCCATGCTTCTTGTATCTCGGTTTTCATTGCTTCAGTAATTGCTTCACTCTCTAAAAGGGCTTTTAGTGCTTCCATAATTTTCTCCTTTTATTGGAGCCTGCTTATTATGTTTAATAAGCTCTCTGCAATGTATTTTTGTGCCTGTTTATCGCCTTGTACTTCTTTACTAGTTAAAATTGCCTTGTATCCACCTCGTGTGTTCATTAGGTGTTCATAAATTGGTGTAGGATAAGCACCTGGCGCACTAGGTTGTGCTACTACGTCTACAGTGATTATCTCGAAATCTGATACTTCACCAGAACCGCTTTCGCTAACGTTACCGCTACCTCTCGATGAGACACCTAGCTTTACGCCGCTTTCCAGCATTGTTCTGACTAGTTGTCCCATCGGTGTAGGTAGGATTTTTAATTTTCCGTAACCATTAGGTCCGTCCATCCACATTTCAGTAATCATGTGGCTGACGCGGTCCAAGTTTATATTAAGGCCTTCTGGATGATCTACTTCCCCGAGCACTGAGTATCCGCCTTGGATTTGTTCGCTGAGCGTGGTGACAGCCCTGCCAATCTCTCTAACGGGATAAACACGCTGATTTGCGTTGCGTACTCCGCCTTGAATGCAAATTCCTTTCATATAAAGGTTTTTGCCTTCATCAGCAGACTCAACGACTATCCTTGCTTGGTCGAAACTTAAATGTTCACGTAGGTAGTTCATCCGTTTTCCTTAACCTTAGCTGCCCATTATTGATTTAGAATTGGCGCCGTTGTCTCCCTTTGCAGGGGATTTTGCTGATGTCATTGATTTACCAGCCTTACCGCCAGGAACGTTTACGTTACCAGCGTTATCTTCTTTAGTCGATGGGTTAGCTAAGCCGCCTTGTGTTCCGCCCTTCTCTGTTGAGAATGACTTAGCAATATTAGCAGTTGTTCCGCCCATGTCGTTCTTACCAGCTACTGCTGACTTGTTGTTAACTCCATTGTCGCCCATTTTTGCGCTTACTTTTTCTACGTATTCACGCATTTGTTCAGCTGCTGTTTGCTTGCCTTTTGACTTTTCTTTTTCTTTGTCTTTAGCTTCAAAAGCTGGTGCAAATACTTCTTTGGTTTCTTCGTCGTCGTCGCCTTCGTCGTCCATGTCACCCATGTCGCCTTCGTCGTCGCCTTCGTCGTCACCCATTAGCTTTTCGAATTCTGCTCTTAGATCTTCTAGTGCGTCTTCTAGGTCTGCAACGCGGTCTTCTACATCACCTTCACCTTCGTCGCCCATGTCCATGTCGTCTTCGCCGCCCATGTCCATTCCCATGTCGCCCATCATGTCGTCAGTTGCATCGCCGCCCATTACAGGTGCTTCAACTTCAAACTCGTCTAGGCCAAACATTTCTTCTAGATCTTCTTCGTCTGATTCTTCTAGTTCGTCTTCTTCTGACTCGTCTACTTCTTCATCAGTAGCTTCTTCTAGATCATCTTCTTCATCGTCTTCGTCTTCCGACTCGATTATGTTTTGATAAATTTCACGTGATTTTTCTACCACGATTTCATGGAATAGTTCTTCTGCTCCGGCGCGATCTTCGTTAATCAGACGCTCGAGCATTTCTTCAAACTTGCTGCGATCAGTCATTGTTATCTCCTTATTTAGTTGTCAAGGCTGTCAGTTATATTTACACTTTATTTTAAAAACCATGCTTAAATGGTTATATTTAAGCGTATTTTTAAAATTTTAAAGTAAATTAAATCTTTTCTTAAATAAATCTACTGTAATGTGTGTTAAATTTATCAATCCTGATAGAGTTTCTGGTACAAAACTGTTTTGATCTTCAACTACTCTTATATATTTTATAGTGTTGTGTTTCTTGATACATGTTGCAGTTTGTCTAGCCCAGTTTCCAAAGTATGTGGCTCTTTCGTTTTCTCGTTTGTAATTTTCTGTGCCTGCATACACATTGTTTACCAACTCTTTTCTCAATCCGATACCTTCATAGTCAAAGCCTAAGATATAAATTGTTTTGTATACATGTGTGCTTGCTAGCATCAATGCGCTAGGTCCGCTGCTCCATCCTAAGTTAGGATTGAACAAATTTAATCTTGGAACTTCTCTTGTGTATCTGTTTGGATTGGTCCAAACTTGATGATTCATTTGATAGCTTTTTCCAGAAATTTCTTTTATCATTTTTGTATCAACTGCAATCAAATGATCAGGAGAAAATTCTCTATACAGTCCATTGCATCCGTAGATTTTTCCATAAGGACGCAATTCCTTTACGTCAATAGGCTTTCTGCTTGTGCCATTTCCTAACACAAATGCAACAGACTCATCTCTGTTTATTTCTAGTTGTGGATAGTATTCTTTTTCTATTGGCGTGTTAGATAACGTTTTGTTTTTTTCTTGTCGTTTTCTAATTTTACGTTGTTCTTTTGTTTCGCCAGGGATATGACTTTTAGGCAAGTGTTAATCCTTACACTTGATCTGCTGGTGCTTGTGCTGCAAGTCCATACATGGCTCTAATGTGAGATAAATCTTTGTCAGCTTCTTGTCTGTGCATGTCATCTGCACGTCTTGCTTTATTGATATCACGTAATGTTAATCTAGTTTTTCTAGTGTCGCCGATTTTAACTATAGATTCATCGTCCTGAGGTTCGTAACGATTATCCTCAGTTGGCTCTAAAGTTTTTCTGTCAAAGTAATAAAGCTCACGTAATATCATAATGTATTTATATCTCCGGTGCAGGTTGAGCAGCGGCGCCTGCGCCGCTTAATGGACTTTCCTCGCCAGTTGGTTCTTGAGGTGCTGTTTCTGTATCTTCGCCTTCTGCTGAAGCTAGATCGTTGCTTATGTCAGCACCAGTTATACCTGCATCACGCATTTGTACAGTTGGGTCTTGAGACGGTGTGCCAAATTCTTCATCGTTCTCTTCTTGCCATAGGCGCTCATTTTCTGCAATTTCTTCTTTGCTCAGTCCTAAGAATCTTGCTAGGGCAAATCTATTTGAAATAAACGGTACCTGTTGCATTGCTGTAAATGTATTGATTCTGTTGCTGTCAAGTTCTGCTTGACGATAGCTTGCAAAGTTTTGCGGTGGTTGAAGTTTTAAGTCAAACATAGATACGTCTATGTTTACACCCTTTTCAACTAGATACAACTTAAACTCGTTGTTGAATATTTCAGCTATTAAACTTTGTAGTCTTTCGCAGTAATTGTTAAAACGCAATTCTTGAATGTACGCTGTGCCAACTCTACCATCATTGTAAGTTGAACTTGCATCATCTGCACCAGTCGGAAGATAAGAACTTGGAATTCTCAATCCACGTATCAACTTGTTTGTAAAATAACGTAAGTCGTCAATCTCACCTAGGTTTGTACCACCTGGTAGTGTTTCAACCTTTGATCCTCTACCTTCTGCTGTTTGCGGGAAGAAGTAGTCTTCATTTATGCTAAGTGGGTTGTACGAGCTGTCTATAACATTTTGACCGCCGCCTGTCTTACTAGGTATACGTCTCTGATGAATTTCAGTTTTTACCCGTTCAACAAACTGCATAGCAAGGTGACTGGGCATGTTACCAACGTCAACATAAAACACTCTGCGTTCCGGTGCACGTTGCACACGATAGATGATGATAGCGTCTTCGAGTAATTCTTTTTGCTTGTACACTTTGAAGATAGTTTCAAGCAAACTGTTGCCAAACGGATAGTTGTTGTCCAATCCTTCGCTTAAACTTAAATGTACCATATGTTCTGCGTTAATAGCAGTTTCGTTTGTTTCATTCATGAATCTGCTGGTGTTAGGTCCAGGAGTTTGACCAGTCATATACTTTTGTTCAAGCGTTTGGTATCCAGGTTGATTGCCGCCTGGTCCGTATGCGTTTGTTGTATTGATCTTTGTAGCACTCAACGCTTCAAATGAAATATTAATATCTTTGACAATGTATTGTTCTGGACGCTTGCCATCACTTTCGTTAACAATTATTTTTGTAACCTTGGCTGGATCAACGTGGAACCATTTTTTAGTTTCCGGATCTCTAATGAAAAATTGATCGCCATACTTGAAAGCGTTTCTTATGATTTTAAATATTCTAGTTTCAAACTGTTGTAGTTTTGACCACTGCTTTAAATATTGTCCTAGTATCTTAACTTCTGTGTTTGTTGCACTGTTGTTAAAATTAATTTTAAATGGTGTACCGTTTTCTTTGTTGGTTTGACTACAAAATTCAGCCAAGATGTCCAGTGCAGCATTCACTTCGCTGTCGTTGTCCATGGTATTGTACTGACCATAACGTTCAATACGGTTAGGAGATCCTACGTAAACATCAGGCAAATGACTTGAGTAATTGGCAGCAGCAGGACCCATGCCCGAACCGCTTTTAAAACTAAATGGGCTATAGCTTCCACTGGCATTCATGCTAGTTGGTACAGGGGTAAAGTATTTTTTCCAACTCATGCTGGTGATCCTCTATAATAATCAAATCCTAGCGATTTAACATTTTTCATTGTTCTTGTTTGAACTCCTAGTGCAGAATCAAGCAATCCTGCCACTCTCATCATAGTATTATTTAACTGATCTAGCTTTTCGTTTGACATAGTCTGATTGCCTGTGCTATTGTATTTTGCAGTTTCTTCAGGACTTAACACACGTTCTCCTCTGTGAATTTGAGCAACAGTGTCCTTGGGTTCAAACTTGAGTCCAGTTGTTCCTAGAGTTCCAATTGATTTTTGTTCAGGTGGTATAGCACCAACAGGTTGTTGATCCATTTGTGCTTCTGCTTTAACAAATGCCGAAGCAGCTTGCTCAAATAACCGTTGTTCTTCTTCTGATGCATTTCCGGCAGTATATTTGTCGCCTAACTGTTGTAATGCATCTTTAATTGCACTTCCTTCAAACCAATATTCATCTGTATTAACTTGTTTTAATAGTTCTGTTATTATGGCAGGATCGACTTTATCCTGACTACCGCCTACTAATCCTATTGTAGAAACGTTAAACCAATCTTTACCTAAGATAGCATTAAGTGCATTTTCGGCATCTATTTTTGTAACAGGGCCTCCGGAATTTCTTGCAGCTATAGCTGCATCTGCTTGTCTTGCTGTAACATCTTCTCGGTCAGTTATTCCTAAGAAAGCTGCTAACGAACTATTAACAAACATATCTTGTATTACATTAATTAATCTAGTAAACATATCTGTCATGTCTGTAAAGAAATTGTTAATTACCGTTTGGTTAGCAGGATCATTCCAGAAATTACCGATACCTTCTATTGCAGCAACAAACGCACTGGATATAGATTCTTTTATAGTTGTTAATATCGACCCTTCATTAAACAAACTGGAAAATCCATCTGATATAGATTGTAGTAATCCACCTTGTCTTTCTATACGTACCTCGCCCGGCCTGCCCTGAGTTCCTATTTCTACTTTTGTTCCGAGCAGCATATCCATGAACCAATTTTTTATGCTAGTTCCTAGTTCGCCAACTTTTGTTTTAAATAGTCCCATAGGATCATCACTTAGTGCTAGTTCATTTGTAAAAGTTGTAAAATCCTTTACTAAAAGTGTAAGTATGCCATTCTCTCCAAATAAAGAATCGATAATTCCTTGAAATCCTGATGTTAGACCTCCTGCGGTGCCACCTGTTCCTGATTCACCAAATAAAGAATTAACTAGTTTTGTAATTGATTCACTAAATGCTTTTAAGGATCTTCCAAATGGTGCATTTTCTCCAAACAGCTCGTCCATTAAAAATGTTTTTACGTTGTTTAACGCATTTTCAAATGCAACTAATGTTTCGGTGATTGTGTCTCTTGCATCTTGTTCTTTTACCATTCTGTCTATTTGTTCTTGAGTCAAGTCTGAATAACTACGTAGTCCTGCTCCCATGCTTGCAATACTTGCAAACGCACCGTCATTTTTTATTAACTGTTGGAAACCGGGTCTGTTTGAAAACATATCAATGTCTTTACCGACACTTGCAAAGAACTTCATCATTTCCTGAGTAGACATGTTTTCAATGTCGCCGCCTAATGCTGCAAATGCATCACTTGACGTTATTAGCTTCTTTGTTATTTCATCATCTGGAATACCGTCAGCTAAATCAATTAGTGCTTCTTTCAACTCCGGACTAGCAGATCCTGCTACAGCCAATGTTTGGTTAAATCGTTTTCTTTGATCTTCGTCCATTGCGATTGTAGCAAGTCTAACTCGTTGATCAGCTTGTTGTTGAGTAATTGTTTCAGCAAGTTGCTTTCTGCTTATTCCTGTTAACTTAGAAAGCTGATCAAGTTCCATTCCGTAACTAGCAGCGGCCGCTGCTAGTTGACGATTAGATCTAGTTTCTCTTCCTACTTGACTAATAGAAAAATCAGAGTATTCTAGCAACACATCATTCAAGTCAGTCATAGTAAACCCAACTCTACTTAGGCCAATTCCAAAATCTTGTCTTAGTGTTTTACTGATTTGTCCAAATCGTTTAGCACCTTCAGTAACAGTGCCACCTAACATTCGTAGTCTTGTACTGTTCTGAGATACAAGATCACTAAAATCTCCTAAACTCATACCGGTCATTGCACTAGTTTTAATAAAATCAAACAAACTGTTGTTAAACCCAGCACCTACTGAACTCAGTTCTCTGTAGGTATCAATTAAGTTGTCAGTGTACTTAACAAGACTGGTAATAGCACTGTCAGCGCCGAACACTGCTCTGCTAAAGTCCGAAAGTCTATTGCCGCCAAACAGGAATTCTTTTCCTAAGCCTACAGCAGCACTTGCAGTACCAGATATAGCTTTTCCAAAAGCACCCTGCTCTTTTGTTCCAGTTTTTAATTCTTTTATGTTTGAAGCTCTAGCTAGACCTTCCAGTCGCAGTCCGCGATCTCTAGCAGTATCACCTTTGCTTAATGCGGAAACCAATGCTGCAAGCGTAGCTTCACTGGCAACACCTTTCGGACCGCCTACATTGGAAATTTCTACTTCATCTACCATTTGCTAACCTAAATTAAATACGTACATAATTATATCGCATATATACTACATAGTATTTATCCGGAGAAAAAATACATGAACCTGTCCGCATCTAGCAATCCGTTAGCAAAGCATTTTAGACAACCTAAACTATATGTTACATTGCCTAGTAAAGGATATTTTTATCCCAAAGGCTCGTTTGAAACAACGGAAACGGGAGAAATCCCTGTGTTGGCCATGACTGCCAAGGATGAATTGCGTTTTAAAACACCCGATGCACTGTTAAACGGGCAATCAACTGTTGATGTAATACAAAGTTGTATTCCTAATATTAAAAATGCGTGGAACGTACCCAGCATCGACGTAGATTATATCTTAATCGCTATAAGAATTGCAACCTATGGTGAGAAGATGTCCATTACCACCACACTGCCCAACACAGACATTGAACGCTCGTATGACGTTGACCTAAGAATACTGTTGGATCAAATTTCATCAAATGAATATGAAAACATAGTGTCCTACCGTGATTGGAAATTTGAAATTGCACCTACAAATTATAAAAATTTCACTGACAGTGCAATGAAAACCTTTGAAGAGCAACGAATATTAAAGCTACTAGACGACGACAACATGTCCGAAGTTGAAAAAATACAACGCTTCAATGAAAGTTTTACTAGATTAACTGACTTGAACATAGGATTAATGGCACGAAGTGTAGTTGCTATTCAATATCAAGATGAAGATCCTGTAACTGATCCGACACATATAGCAGAATTTTTTGACAACGCTGACAAAGACTTGTACAAAGCTGTGCTGGATCACATCGAAGAACAAAGAAAAAAGTTTAAAATAAAATCTTTGAAAGTTGTAACTGGCGAAGAAGAACGTGCAGCAGGTGCTCCAGAAGAATTCATGCTGCCTATTATTTTTGATCGTTCTGATTTTTTCGCATAAGGATCTCAACTTGGTCAGTTGAAAAGATCTTACAAGAAGTTGAGATCCTAGATAACGAAACAAAACAGCTAAAACATAACTTGTTTAAAATTTGTTGGAGCATGAGAGGAAGCGTTTCGTTGTCAGAGGCGTATGAGTTGTCACCCGAAGATCAAGAAATCATAGCTAATTTAATAAAAGAAAATCATGAAGTAGCTAAAAAAACAAACCTGCCGTATTTCTAAGCAGGTTTGTTTTATTTTTATAGTGATGCTTTAAGTTTTGCTTTTTGTTGAGGTGTTAAACTGTTAACAAAATTAGTTATGTCAGGAGCGCCTTGTCCTTGTGCAGGTGGATTGTCAGCAGGTGTCGGAGTCTTAGCAGCATAACGACTTTTTGCACCTGTAGAACCTTGAGATTTAAATCCAGCTTGCGATGCTTTCTTTAATAGTTCGTCAACTTCAGGATTGGTCAACGGAGACTCATCAGGAGTACCGCTTTGTCGACGTATTGCTTGCATACTACTATTAACAAAGTCAGTAGGAAGACCTTTTTTTCCTAAGAAATCAATAAAATCTTCAACACTCAATGTTCCTTTGGCAATACCACTGCCTGCCATCCAACCAGCAAGATCTTTCTTCATTGTAATAACATCTTTATTTACATCAAGATTTGCCTTAGCTGCACTACTACCAAATTTACTTGCTACACCTGCTACAGCACGTTGTAACATGCCCATAGGTTTTTCATTTAATTCTGTTTCTGAGATTATCTGATGTATTTTCATTCCAAGTATCCTTAAACTTATTTGTATTATTTATGAATAACCTTTGAGTTGAACTACGTTCAACTGTGTTATCGCTATCGCTCAACACATATTATCTTTATCTTAATGATTAAGCATGTGTGTAACACATGCAATTAATATTATGTAGATTAATCTGGTCAGACGGAACCTGTTAACAGGTTCCTCCTTCTCAAACATTATGTGAGTATCACCAGCCGAGACTTGGAAGTAGGTGTTTTCTGCTACACAATGGGCTCTGACCTTTCCCAACCTACGTCGACATCAAAATATAGTGTATGCGCTATAAAAATATTTTAATAAAATTCTTTTAGAGTGCATACACTACACTTTTATCCGTTGCTTCGTTCCTAGTGCAAACGGTTTTTATGTGTAATGTGCAGTGTTTCGATTGCCAACATTCAACCTATGTCAATCAGTGAGCCCAATTTGTCTGATGGCTTCCACTCTCTGGAGTGTCGATCAACATGTTACGTGTCCGGTACCACCCGGTTTTTCCACAGCGGTGTTTCTAAACTGGCCCGCCAACCTTATGTGTTGGATTATTTTGCCTGTTGTTCTAAAAGAGCCTGACGCAGTTTGTCTGATCCGCCTACACGAACGTTGATGATACCGTTATAATACTCATCTGTTTCTAAAACTCTACGTTCGAACTGTTCTCTTGCCTCTATGTAGCTCATTTCTGCTCTGCTTTTGCAAAAGTAAAGTACTTCTCTTGTGAATTTATCAGTGCCTAGTGCTGCTACATCTTCGTTTAGCCTGTCCGACGATCCCCAATAGTCTCGCCAATCGCTTTCTTTGTAGCCTCTGCGTTTGTTCTTTTTGCCTTTAAGCGGTGGTTTGGTGGTTTTAAAACGTGCTAGTTTTTTGCCTACGTATTTTTTGTTATTGAGTAGATTGGTAATAAGATATACAAAGCCTTCGATCTCTTCTGGTATTTCTGTGACTTCTTTACCTTTATATGTCCAATTCATACATTAATTATTTTTTGGATTTACTCTACGTGCCTCTTTTGGATTATTTCTTGCTCTGCCATCTTTTACATGCCTGCGGTGTTCTTCCATTATTTCATCACGACGTATTGAACACAATAACTTTATCTCGTTTAGCTTTTTTCTTACTATGCGCCGCCTAGTTTCAGCAGGACGCTGCTGAAAATCTTCGTTTAATGCAAAATAATCTAGGTATGCCTTAACAAGTTTGTCGTGTGTATCGTCTTCGATTGTCATTCTACTACATCAATATCGTTTGCGTAACTGGTAAAGCCGTTTTCTTTAATAACTTTCAACACATTATTAACTCTACCAACCAGTTCGTCTTTGTGCGAGATAAGAAAAATGTTTTTGCTACGTTCTCTTCCCATCTTTTTTAGAACTCCTAAGCTATTTTCAACTCCTGCTGTATCCATTCCACTATCAATGAGCTCGTCGATAAACAACAAGTTAATGCTTTGGTATAAACTTTCCCAAACATCGCGGAAAGCAAAGCTCAGACCTAGTATTAAACGATTACGCTCACCTCTTGACAAGTTATCAAAGTCCAAGTCCTGACCTAGCTGTGTAATTTCAACACTCAGGTCATTTAAAAACGCAACTTGATGTGGTAACCCTAGTTTATCAAGGTAATATGTAAGTCTGTTGTTTAGATACGCTAAGTTTTGATCAATAATCTTTTTTCTAATAAATGAATCTTTATTGGTTAACAGTTTAAGCAAGAAATCCTGATGTTCTTTAAGTTCTGTTAACTTATTAACACCTGACCAGTCGATTACTTGCAATGCAGTGTTTTTTAAATCGTCTATCTGTGCTTGATACGGATCTTCTTCTTGTTCTTTACGCACGATCGCTGCTTGTAGGTTGTCTACGTTGTTTCTATGCTCGTAGGCTTCCTTTGCAGTTTCATAAAATGTGTTCGGCTTTGCATTAACATCACCGATTTCAGTTAATTCGTTGTTGACTTTTTCAAATTTGTCTGCAACCTCGGACAGATATTTCATAGCGTCTGACAATTCTTTATCTTTTTTTGAAAGAATTTCCTGTTTTTTATTATCATGCAATGCTTGACCACATGCATAACACACAGCATCGTCTAGTTCTTTGATGTCTTTTTGTACTTTCTGAACACTAGTATCTGCTCTAGTAAGTGCAGTTTCAAGAGTTGCATGTTCTTTCTTTAATGCATTAACACGAGTATTACGATCGTTCCACTTTAACAGTTGATCATGCAAATCCAACTCGACTTCGATGTCAAGTTTTGCAAGTTCTTCTAATGCAGTCGATAGATTTTCAATATCCTGCTTTCTTTTTATTTCCCATGCACGTTGACGACTTATCAGAGTGTTAATACTTTGACCAATCTTTTCGTTGCTGGATTGTACAGCATTAATCTTTAATGTTTCTTCTGTTATAAGATCTTTTGTAAATTTAACTTGATCTTTTAACAAGTTTGCTTTTTCGGACAGGATAGTAATGCCAAGAAGCTGTTCAATGATTTCTCTTTGGTCATTTGTTCGCATACTAAGGAATGGTTCAGTGTATGTATTAAGTGCTACAACATGTTTAAACATATTGTGGCTCATTCCTAGCAAGTCATTGATAGTTTTTTGAGT